AAGGATTAGAGACTAATTATGATGAAATGCGAATGGATATTGTGTCCTGTTTGTGGGAGCAAAACCCGTAATAAAATTAGGAAGGACACTGTTTTGGAGAATTATCCCCTTTATTGTCCAAAATGCAGACAAGAAAGATTGATTAAAGTTGACAACTTGAAGATAACTGTCATCAAAGAGCCAGACGCTTAAGACGCAGAGCCGATGAAATTGTGGAACAATTCACGAATCATCGGCTCTTTTTGTTTCGTATTTGAAAGAACAAACTCACCAAATAAAAAAAACGATATTCGGGTGGGTTATTTTGTTATACCCTAAATTACCCTCTGAATTTATTTTTAAATTTGGAGGGATTTTTTTATGTCCTTTTTTCGGGCAGTTATCTATCTGCTCATACGAAGCAAAATTTATCAATACATAGCATATCAGAGAACGGCAGGAAACCAGTTAAAAAAATTTCTGCCAGTGCAACGGTACTTCTCACCTTGAAAGTAGAAGTACAATCTCCATACAATAGAATTACTATTTCCTATAACCGTAAAGGTCACAGAGCCTTTGCGGTTTTTCTTTTGTCGATTTTTGTTGGAAAGTGCCGTAGGGCTGTTTCTGATATGCGGTGTCGTTCTCCGCCTCTCCATCTGGATTTTTTACATTTCAAAAATTCAGATGGGAGGTATTTATGGTGAAATATGCACCAAGAAAGGTATATATCAGAGAAAGTGGCGGCTATGTGGAATTATCCTACACGGAGTTCTGCCGTTGCAGGGAATCCGACCAGACCTATATGGACAAGCTGTTTATCCCCATTCAAGGCTGTCTGCTTGAAGTCGTGAGGGAGCAATACACAGACTTCTACCGTGACAAGGAACGGTGGCGTTATCTGCAAAAATTAGATACAAAGAATAGACTGCTATCTCTCGACGGATTTACGGACAGCGAGGGGAATCCTCTGGACTTTATCACTGATGAAGCGGTGGACATTGCAGAAACCGTTGTCAATGCGGTCATGGTGGACAGGCTGAAAGCCGCCCTGCCTTTGCTGTCGGATAGTGAACAGGAGCTGATACAGGCAATCTTTTTTGACGGACTTTCCGAGCGTGAAGTCGGGGCGAGGTTGGGCATAACCCAGAGCGTTGTAAACAAACGCAAAGCCAGAATCCTAATAAAACTAAGAAAGATAATAGAAAATTAAAATTTAAGGCGTTCAGCCCCCTTGTTTTTTCCTTTGGGAAGATGAGGGGGCTTTTCTCTGCCCTCTCAATCAATTCTGATTGGAGGAAGTAAGAATGGCATACAACCACGGACGGGAGGACAGGAAATGGCGTATCTGGAAAGAAGCGGAGGAAAAGCTGCTGCGTGAGTGCGGCGTTGATGAAGCGACCATTGAGCAGATACGCATGGCGGACAGGGCAGACTTCAATTCCAACAGGCGGTTTTACCGATGGACGAATGACGTTGCGGAATATCTTGAGGACATGGCAGGCAGGGAGCGGCAGGCGGAAGTGGGTACGGTTGCGGAGTTACTGGAAGAGATTGAGAGCGAAAATCTCTATCAAGTATTAGTCACGGTGGACGGGCGTACCTTGAAAATCGTCCTGCTGAAAATGCAGGGGTATTCCACAAAGGAGATTGCCCCGCTTGTGCATTTGACGACTGGTGCCATCTATGCGAGGTTAGACCATCTGCGGAAGAAGCTGCGGAAAATTTTATAGCTTCTAAAACAGCCTGCCATCCTGCGGGCTACTGGGTGAGGGATGGAAATCCCCTCACTCATTTTTTGCAGGAGGACAACAGGATGGCATACAGGGTTAAGGCATACACGCTTCGGGAGGAATCCACGGAAAGCGGCACAAGGTATTTTATCAGCTTTAAGGACGGGCAGGGCAAATCCCACGAGTTGGAAGTGTCGGAACAGTTCTTTATGGAGTTTCGGCAGATGGAGCGCAGGAACAGGAATCTTTTCTAATGGGACGAGCGGCACAGGGAGTTTAACGAGGTATGGGACGAAACCCTTTACAGACGGGCGTTGCGTGTGCCTAAGAGCCTTGATGAACGCATGGTTGAGGAAGAACGGAATGAAACGCTCTATAAGGCGGTTGGGAGCCTTCCAGAGATACAAAGGCGGCGTTTCCTGCTCTACTACGAGTATGAGTTCAATTTTTACCAAATCGCCGCTATGGAGCATTGCACCGCTTCGGCAATACAGAAATCTGTTGCGATTGCAAAGGAGAAAGTAAAGGCGGAAATTGAAGAAATATCTCCAACCGTGACCGACACCGCCCGAAAAAGAAATCTGTTTTTTATTTGTGTGGGATTGGCGGCATTACATACTCTCACTTTTTTCCGTGGGAGTAAATCTATTTTTAAGGAGGTCAACGCCTATGTGCAACGAAAACAAAGACACCGCCCGAAAGGAGGAAAGCCATGCAGAAGTTACAGACAGTCAACGCCGAAACGCTCCTTTATGAACCGCTTGAGAAACCATCCTTTGTGGTGGACAGCCTTATCCCGACAGGCTTATCGCTGTTCTGCGGCTCACAGAAGATAGGCAAAAGCTGGCTCATGCTGAAGCTATGCTTATGCGTGTCGCAGGGAATCCCTTTATGGGATATGCCGACAATGGAGGGCGATGTGCTTTACCTCTGCCTTGAGGACACGTTCTGCCGCATACAGGACAGGTTATTTCGTTTGACGGACGAAGCAAGCGGGCGGCTCCACTTTGCCGTGGCAAGCTGCAAGCTGTCAGACGGTCTTATCGTGCAGCTTGAAGATTATCTGAAAGATTACCCAGACAGCAGGCTCATTGTCATTGATACCTTGCAGAAAGTCCGTACAGCTTCAAAAGACAATGCCTATGCAAGCGACTATGGGGACATCTCCCTCATCAAAGACTTTGCCGACAGGCACTCTCTGGCGGTCATTGTCGTACACCACATCCGAAAGCAGAATGACAGCGACGTGTTCAACAAGGTGTCTGGGACGACAGGATTAACGGGGAGTGCGGACGCTACCTTTGTTCTGGAAAAGGAGAAACGTGCGTCTGACACCGCCAAGCTGTATGTGACGGGCAGGGACACGCCTTATCAGGAATACACGCTGCGTTTCCGTGATTGCCGTTGGGAGCTTGTGGAGCGGAAAACGCAGGAGCAGCTTGCGAAAGAAACGATACCAGATGTCCTTTTTCGGTTGGTGGATTTTATGAGGGATAAGGAAGAATGGATAGGCACGGCAACGGAACTGTTAGCCGCTATGGGGGAAACGGAAACCATACCCACGGTGATTACGAAATGGCTGAATGAATACCGCACCACATTTTTAAGCGAGAACCGTATCTGCTACCAGTACAGCCGCAGGAAAGACGGCAGGCGGATTGCCCTTGCAAGGAGGGCGGGTGACAGCGGTGATGGTGGTGACAGCGATATTAGGATACCCCCCTGTTACTGTCATTGACGCTTAAAGCCATGTAAAGCTGGCGGCTCTGCCCTGCGGGTGACAGCAGTGACGGTGGTGACAGTGATTTTAGGATACCCTGCCGCTGTCATCCCTACGGGAGAACACCCCGTAAACGCAAAATGCAGGCGTGAGATTTACTCGCCCTTTTCGGTCGTGTAAAACCACCCCTGCGGTCAGAAAAATCATTCCGATTTTTCCGACTGCGTTTACAGGGTGTAACACACTACACTTTGCCCTGCAAAGTCGTGTGCCAGACGTTCCCTCTGGACTCCCTTAAGGCAGGGCTGTGCCCTGCTATCCTACGCCTTACGGCTTCGGATAAAAGAATGGCGGCATGACGGTGACGGCTCTTGCGAGGGGGGTATCCCAAAAACACCGTCATCATCGACATGACCGTCATGCAGGGGGTGAGGGTGACAGTTGCGGCAGTCGGCAGGGGGTATCCCAAAACTGCTGTCACCACCGTCACCGCTGTCACCCCAAAGGACGGTCACCCGCCGAAAGAAAGGAGGAATCCGCCTATGCCTTATGCAATCCTGCGTTTCCAGAAACGAAAAGCGGGCGGCGTTGGGCTTGTGAACGCCACAACGAGCGGAAGAAAGAAGCCTACAAAAGCAACCCAGATATAGATATGGAACGCTCTAAAAACAATTACCATCTCATAGCACCACCAAAGTACACCTACAAGAAAGAGATTAACCGCATGGTAGCCGAAGCGGGGTGCAGGACAAGGAAAGACAGCGTGATGATGGTGGAAACGCTCATCACAGCTTCACCAGAATTTATGAACCAGTTACCGCCCGAAGAACAAAAAGCGTATTTCCAGACGGCTCTTGACTTCATTTCGGAGCGTGTTGGAAAGCAGAATATCCTCTCCGCTGTCGTCCATATGGACGAGAGAACGCCCCATATGCACCTCTGCTTTGTGCCGATTACGCCAGACAATAAGCTGTCAGCGAAAGCTATCTTAGGCAACCAGAAATCATTATCCGAGTGGCAGACCGCCTACCATGAGCGGATGTCCTCACGGTGGAATCAGCTTGAACGGGGGCAGTCCTCAATGGAAACCAAGCGGAAACACGTCCCCACATGGCTCTATAAATTAGGCGGCAGGCTTGATAAACAGTATGAAGAAATCGTGTCTGCCCTATCCGACATCAACGCCTTTAACGCAGGGAAGAAAAGGGATAAAGCGTTAGATTTACTCTCTGCATGGCTGCCAGACGTGGAGAAATTCTCTAAGGAAATCGGGAAACAGCAGGCGTATATCGACAGTTTGAAAGAGAGAATTGGGCAGGAATCAGACTATGCGGGGCGTATGCGTGATGAAAAGTACGAGCAGGAACTAAAGGTGCAGAAAGCGAATCAGAAGATATTTGAATTGCAGAGAACCAACGAGCAGATGGGGCGGCTGCTGTCAAAAATACCGCCCGAAGTGTTGGAAGAATTGCAGAAAAATCATAGAAGCAGAGCGAAAGAAAGGTAGATATGTGAATGAAGAAACAGGATTTTAAGGTGTTAAAGACCAAAGACTTGTACCCGTTCCCCGACAATCCGTTTCATGTGGCAGAAGATGAAACACTGTCAGAGTTAGCGGAAAGCATCAAGGAATTTGGCATTGTCACGCCGATAATCACACGCCCGAAAGAGGACGGGGACGGTTATGAAGTGATTGCAGGACAGCGGCGTGTCCGTGCTTCTGAACTTGCAGGGATAAATACCGTGCCTGCGTTTGTCCTGCCCTTAGACCGTGACCGAGCCATCATCACCCTTGTAGACAGCAATTTGCAGCGTGAGAATATCCTGCCATCGGAGCGGGCGTTTGCTTACAAGATGAAATCCGAAGCCATGAAGCGGCAGGGTTTCCGCACAGACTTAACCTCGTCACAAGTTGTGACGAAGTTGCGGACGGACGACAAGGTGGCACAGGGCTTCGGCGTGGGCAGGATGACCGTGCAGCGTTTTATCCGCCTGACGGAACTGATACCGCCGATTTTGCAGATGGTGGACGAGGGGAAAATCGCCCTCACGCCTGCGGTGGAACTGTCCTTCTTGAAGAAAGACGAGCAGGAAAACCTCTTTGCCACGATGGAGAGCGAAGAAGCAACGCCCTCACTCTCACAGGCACAGCGGATGAAACAGTTAAGCCAGAGCGGGCGGCTTGACATGGATACGATATTTGCGATTATGACGGAGGAAAAGGGCAACCAGAAAGAAACCTTGAAAATCAACACAAGCAAGCTGAAAAAATACTTTCCGAAGAACACAACGCCGAAGCAGATGGAGGAAACCATCATCAAACTTTTGGAGCGTGAGTTGCAGAGGAAACGCAACCGTGACAGCCGCTAATCTTCTTTTTTCGGGAAGTAAATACAGAGAGTTGAGGTATGGAGAATGAGAGAAATCCAGTATGAAATCGTAAAGGAAATCGCAGTATTGTCTACGGGCGACAGTGGCTACACAAAGGAAATCAATCTCATTTCATGGAATGGGAAAGAGCCGAAGTATGACATCCGCAGCTTTTCCCCGAACCGTGAAAAGTGCGGCAAGGGAATCACGCTGAACGCTGATGAAGCGGCGGCACTCCTTAAAGCATTACAGAAAGAATTAAACAGCGAGGATTAATGGTATCTGATTGGCAGGGCGGGGACATTTCCAAACTCTTCCCTGCCCTGTCTGGAAAGGAAGATTTAAGTATGGGCGAGGATAAGAAAGCAGATAAAAAGAGAAAGCGTATCGTGCCAAAAGCACCAGTGCAGATGATAATCAGCCGTGAATATGTCGGCACACAGACCGTTACAGAAGCGTTTGTCCCGATTATCTCCGAGGATATTCGGAAGAAGATTGCCGAGGGCGACACCTTCGACAATGAGGGGCTGTCCGCTTAGAATGTACGCAATGGGACATGAAAACAGATAGGACAGATACGGAGGTTTTACAGTATGGCAGGAATCAAAGAAGAAAAGAAAATCTATTTAGTCGGCATTTATTGCCGCTTATCTAAAGACGATGGTACGGATAACGAGAGTGCGAGCATTGCGACACAGAAATCCATCCTCACGGATTATGTGAAAAAGCAGGGATGGCACATAGCAAAAACGTATGTGGACGATGGTTATTCTGGTACAAATTTCCAAAGACCAAGTTTCCAGAATATGATAAAAGACATTGAAAGCGGTCTGATAAACTGCGTGATTACGAAAGATTTATCCCGTCTGGGGAGAAACTATCTTGATTGTGGGTTATATCTGGAAGTTTTCTTCCCAGAGCATAACGTGAGGTATATAGCGGTCAATGACGGCGTAGATACCTTGAATAAATCTGCTATGGACATCACGCCTTTCCGCAACATTTTAAACGAAATGTATGCCGCTGACATATCTGTTAAGATAAAATCGGCATATCGGGCGAGGTTTCAACAGGGGAAATTCATGGGAACTACCGCCCCTTATGGCTATATCAAAGACCCTGCCGACCACAACCATCTGCTGATAGATGATAAAGTGGCACATGTTGTAAAAGAGATATTCGACCTTGCATTAAAAGGGAATGGAGTTGCCAAAATTTGCAGACATCTTAATAAACAGCATATCCTACGCCCTGCCGCTTATGCGGCGGAGCGTGGCGAAACAGGCTTTGAACGTCATTTTGAGGGGAACGAGGACAAACGCTATATTTGGAGTGGGAACAGCGTGAGGAGCATTTTAAGAAGCCCGATATATGCGGGAAATCTTGTAGGCTACAAACGGATTGCCGCCAATATGAAAAGCAAGAAACGCCCCTCTAAGCTGCCCGAAGAATGGGAAGTGATACCCAATACCCATGAGGGAATAGTCACGCAGGAGGAATTTGATATTGTCCAACAGCTTATTACAAGTCGTAGGCTTCCACAGAACAAGGGAGGATTTGTAAATATTTTTGCAGGCGTTATCAAGTGTGTGGACTGCGGATGTGCTCTGCGGGCAATGAACGTACACAGGAGGAAACGCCCAGAGATTATCGACTGTGTACAGTATTCATGTAATAATTATGCAAGAAACGGAAGAAGCGAGTGTAGTGCCCACAATATAGAAGCAAGGGATTTATTCAATGCCGTTCTTGCCGACATCAACTGTTTTGCGGATATGGCAGTGAATGATGAAAAGGCGGTCAGGGCCATAGAAAAGCGGCTCACGGAAACAGACCAGAGCAGGGCGAAAGCATTAGAGAAAGAACGTAAGAAGCTGAACAAACGCCTTGCGGAACTGGACAGGCTGTTTTCCTCTCTCTACGAGGATAAGGTCATGGAGCGTATTACCGAGCGGAATTTTGAGATGATGTCGGGGAAATACCAGAAAGAGCAGCTTGAAATTGAAGCAAGGCTGAAAGAGGTGACGGAAACTCTTAATGAAAGCTACGAGAAATCACGGGGAATCCGTGACTTCCTCGCCCTTATCCGAAATTATCAAGGCTTAAAAGAACTGGATGCAACAGTTATAAACGCACTCATAGACAAGATACTTGTTTCGGAGCGTGAGAAGATGGCAGACGGAACAGTGAAGCAGGAAATCAAGATTTACTATAAATTCATCGGCTTTGTCGATGAATTACATATCATACCTACAAAACGGTGGGCAGCAATGCCCGCTAAAAATTGTACGGTGTGCGGCGTTGAATATGTCCCGGGCTCTGGTGCATCAAGGTATTGTCCTGCTTGTGCCAAGAAGATACGGAGGGAGAAATCAAACGAGAGCAAACGCAGGAGCAGAGAACAGAAAAGGATAGCATGTATGAACTGTCCGCAAAAAATGACCGACTGATATTGAACAGCGGGAAGGGCGTATTATCCGCCAGGGGAATGAAAATGAGGAAGTCAATATTTACCGCTATGTAACAAAGGGTTCTTTTGATGCTTATTTATGGGGCATTGTAGAAACAAAACAGCGGTTTATCAGCCAGGTATTTACCAGCCGGGAACTGGCAAGGATCTGTGAGGATATAGATGAAACCGTATTAAACTTTGCAGAGATTAAAGCGGTAGCTTCCGAAAATCCCCTGATTATGGAAAAAATACAAGTAGATAATGAAGTGGCACGTCTGAGAATCCTGAAAACTGCACATGAAGGGAAACGGTTTGCCTTGCAGGATGCGGTTATGTTCCAGTACCCGAAAAGGATACAAAGTCTGGAGAAAGAACTGCAATCGATTCAAAAGGATTTGGACCGTAGGAACCAGGCTATGGAAGTACAGCCGGAGTTTGCAATCACTCTGCAGGGAAAAGTCTATGAGAAGCATAAAGAAGCAGGGGAAGTCCTGCGTGGGATTATAGAAGGTGTGACAGCTTTTACCAGGCACGAAGTCGGTATGTATAAGGGATTTCAGGTACTTGTCCAAAAGGATATGATGGGGCCGGCATTGTTCCTTCAGGGAGAGAAGGAATATAGTGTGGAGTTAAAAAGCAGTGACTCCGGCAATATGGTCCGTATGGAAAACCGCTTGAATGTCCTTGATAAAGCAGTAGAAGATGTTCAAAAAGAAATTCAGACCTGTGAAAATGAGATAAAAAATGCAAAGCAGGAATATGAAAAGCCCTTCCCGTATGAGGAGCTTTTAAAAGAAAACATTACCAGGCAGATGGAGATTGATGCAGAACTGGAAATCAAGGACCAGGAGGAGTGTGTGGAAGTGCAGGAGGAAACCAAAAATCTTCCATGCCAGACAGCGGTTCGGTAACGAAAAGTAGAGTAGAAAAGGAGATCACAATATGAAATATAATATCAGAGTATATAAACCGGAATTGAAACAGGAAGAAGGAAAGATCAATAATCTGAAAGGATTTACTACCATTACCTTTGATGAGGCCTTCTGTGTGAAAAGTCTTGCAATTAAAGAGTCCTCGAAAGGAAATCTGTACCTCGATATGCCCCGTTACAGAGATTACGAAACAGGGGAGTATGTTCCTTTTTTCCGGTTTACGGATAAGGAATTTCAAAAGGAAGTGTTGGATACTGTAAGGGAAGCCTATGAGAATATGACAGAAACTAAAACAGACTGTAAGGGCAGTTGGGGAGAGGAAGAACTGTATTACAATCTGAGTGTAAATCCGGTACAGGGAAGCGATACATTTAAGGCAGATGTAGCCATTCGTCTGCAGGACGTATTGGCAATCCAGCAGCTTCATGTGATCCAGGCATGGAACGGAAAAACTTTTGTAGGTATGCCTCAGAAAAATTCTGCAAAAGGAGAGAGGGAGGATATTGCCCATGCAGTCAATGCAGAATTTAAGGCAGATCTGGAAAGTGCAATCATGGACGAATACAATAAAAAGATGGAATATGCCAAAAGCCAGAAACAGCAGCGAAGAGGGAGATAGGAGCGATTCATAAAAAGACTGGTATTTTTGGAACAATAATGGTAGAATGAAGGAAATATCAGCATGGGAGGAAACAGTATGCCAAGACGTAAAAAAGTAGAGAATCTTTCTCTTGAAGAAATGCTTATGAAGACAGAACAGGAGATTAAAACAACAGAGGCAGAATTAAAAGAACTGCGTTTGAAAGCAAAAGAACTTAGGAAAAAGATTGAAGATAAACAGAAGGATGAGATATTTAGTGCATTGATTGCTTCCGGAAAAACGGTGGAAGAGGTCATGACATATTTAAAATCCGGTAATGAAGAAAAAGCGGAATAAAATAAAAAAAAATGCCGTTACAGGTGTGTGATAGTAAACCTGTAGCGGCATTTTTTTTTATTTAGGAGAGTCTGAGTTGATAAGCCAAACTTCAAAGGTACTGCCCACATGAAGTGTAGAAAAAACATGGATAAAACCATATTGTCGGCTGATAATGTCTTGCGCCAGATGAAGCCCAACACCAACTCCCGGAAAGTTTTTGACAGAAGGAGAGCGGTAGAAGCGCTGGAAAAGTTTTGGGATTTCCGATTCTTTGATGCCGATACCGGAATCAGTGATTGCTATTTTGGTATAGTTTTCCAGGGTAAAAAGTTCTATGGAAATATGTCCGTTTTCATTCGTGTATTTTACAGCATTATCCAGGATATTATACAGCGCTTCTGAGGTCCATTTGGGATCATGATACGCCTTAAAGTCTTCTGAATAATTAAAAGTTATTTGAATGTTCTTCTGATCAGCCGCTAAGACGATATTTTCCAGAGCCATGAGAATGGTGTCACCAATCGTTTGATAACTTGGGGATAGTTTTATCACACCTGTTTCCAAACGGGATATTTTTACAAGGGAAGAGATTAAAAATTCCAGCTTGTTCAGATGTGCGGTATTTGTGTGAAATAAGGTCTTTAGTTCCTGCGGTTTTGTAATGGCTTTTTCCATAGCGGACTCTGTCAGGCGCAGCGTAGTCATGGGGGTTTTTAACTGATGAGAAATATCAGAAATTAGCTGCTGGAGCTGTACCTTTTCGGCATTTACAGAGTTTTTTGTGTTTTCCAATATACTGTACAATCTTCCTAAATGATGGTTGATCTGTGATAGTAAAGTTTCGTCATACTTTTCATCAGGGGAAAAATAGGTTCCTTCAATCATACTGTCCAATGTTTTATGAAGTTCACGAGTAAACAAGGTGAGCTTGTGGAAAATCGTACAAAAGAGAATAAATACACAGATAAGCAGAAGGAAAGTGAAAACGGTAAAAAGTAAAAATACTTTAGGATCTGATGTAAGTGTACGCAATATGATACAGGTTCCTGAAAATATCAATAGAAATAGCAGGGAAACTATAATATATATTTTTTTTAAAGAAAATGTTTTTTTCATATCAGTCACCTATCCACATATATCCAGTTCCATAGATTGTTTTTATATAACGATGCCCGCTGGCTTCGATTTTCTTTCGGAGTCTGCTAATAGCAGTATTTAGGGAAGTATCACCTACAAAGTTTTCGGAGAAATCCCAGAGATGCTCAAGAAGCTGATCCCGCTTTAAAATATGCTTTTTATTCACAATAAAATATTGCAGAATACGGTACTCCAAAGGGGATAATTCCAGGGGAACTTTGTCCAGTGTCGCAGTCATTTGCGAGAAATTGATGCAGAGATTACCGTCTTCATATATGGTTTCCTTTTGTTTTTCTGTGATATATTTTGTTAAAACAGCTATTTTCTTTTGTAAGACGACAGGTGAAAAAGGCTTTGTAATATAGTCATCAGCACCCAGGTCAAATCCTTTCACTATGTCATTTTCTAAATCATTTGCGGTTAAAAAGATAATACTGGCATTTGATTTTTCTTTCAACTCTGAATATAATTCAAATCCATTTCCGTCAGGAAGGTTAATATCCAAAATCAGAAGAATGTAATGATACTGTTTTAAATATTCAAAGGCTTCTTTTGCATTATATGCAGAGTCAACAGTATAGCCCGCTGTCCGCAAGTTATAAGCCAGGGTATTATTTAAGGAGAAATCATCTTCAATAATTAAGATACGGTGCATAGTTTCCCACTCCTTCTGTTCTAAATTTCTAAGTTTTTCTATACCATAAAGAGCGTTTACGGTTTTCAAGATGTATTATAATTGTAAAAAATGCAAAAGTAAATAATGATTTTTTTCAGATAAAATATTTTTTTAAATGCACTAATTGTAATAATTTGGTAAGAATCTACGGATATACTGATAAGAAAAAATGGGAGGTACTAGATATGAAATGTAAAAAACTAGGGGTACTTTTGGCAATGGTTTTGGTAGGTGTTTCTGTATCGCCATCATGGACGGTATCGGCAGCGGAATCCCAGGATTTACCGCAACAGGTTCTTGATATTTCGAATGGTTCAGATGAAATTTACGGACCAGGCGCACCCATTGAGCATGTAGAAAATCCGGATGAGCGCTTTAGCAGCGGCGGGGTAGATCATACACACCAGTATATCGTATCGAATGCCTTGAAGATTTTAAATAACGATAAAGGTGCCAGTATATTAAACACAAAGGCTGCTGTGATATGCGAATATACAGATTGGCCGGACGTATTAGGAAATGAAACAGATTATGGCACGTTTGCAGGACATTTCTATGATCCAGATACCGGAAAAAACTGGATGGGACAGAAAAACCCTACAGCACGAACCAGAGCAGAAACCTATTATCAAAGTGCAGTTGCAGCATATAAAGATGGATATACAGATAAGGCTATGGAATACATAGGAAAAGGAACACATTATGTATCGGATTTGAATGAGCCACATCATGCTTCCAATCTGACGGCAGTAAATAGTAATCACTCAGATTTTGAAAAGTATGTAGACAAACACCGTACAGAATATACCATAGCAGGGAATAGCTTTGGCGCAGATATTTATAGCAGTGCGGAGAATACAGCAGTAGGAGATATGCTTTATAGCGCTGCAAAAGATGCCAAAGCACTGGCTGGAATGGCACAAAATAAAGATACTTATAGCTCAGCCGGAAATCAGTCAGTCCAAAATGCAATAAAGACAGTAAGTAAGTACATTTACAAATTTGGTAAGGAAGTAGGCATTTACTAAATGAGATGATTTGTGGTGATGTCACACTTTAAAATATCAGAGAAAGGAGGACGGGACAATGAAAGAACTGGAAAAGAAAATGCAGAACGAGAACTTTGATGTAGAAGTACAGTATTGTGCTCCTGATGATTGTCATTATGACTGTGAAACTGCACCAAATCATTGCACTGTTCATTTTACAAGCTTATGGTAGGGTAACCTTAAAAATTGTATTGTACGAAAGGGAATAATGGATGCAGGAATTAGAAAAGAAAATGCAAAACGAAAACTTTGATGTAGAAGTACAGTATTGTGATCCCAATGATTGCTCACACGATTGTGCGGTTGCGCCGGGGTGGTGTAACACACATATTACACCTTATTTGTAAAATTGAACTAAATTAGCTTCTGAATTTTATCAGCAAAATGAAGGGGACATTTTCTCTATTATGAGTTAAATGTTCCTTTTTTAATTTTTTGAGTTTAGGTAATAATTCGGTAAGAATTAGGGTTTATGATTAAATAAAATAAGGAGAGGTGAGAATATGGAATTGGTAAAAACATCAAATTTAAAAAAGTATTATCGCACCGGAGAGATTTGCGTAAAGGCATTGGATCAGGTCAATCTTTCTGTTGAAGAAGGCGAGTTTATTGCTGTTGTTGGACCGTCAGGCTGTGGCAAGACAACATTATTAAATATGCTGGGCGGATTGGATAATCCGACAGAGGGAACGGTTCTGATACATGGAAAAGACATAACAAAAATGAAATCGGAAGAACTGACGGTGTATCGAAGAAAACATATCGGATTTGTATTTCAAAATTATAACCTACTGCAAACACTGAATGTAAAAAGCAATATACTGTTACCCCTTTATTTGGGAAACAGTAAAATTGATGAAGCATATTTTGAAGAGATTGTAGAAATCCTGGGTATTAAAAATAAGTTGAAAAATTTACCGAACACCTTATCAGGCGGACAGCAGCAGAGAGTTGCCATTGCCAGGGCAATGATTACGAAACCGGATATTGTCTTAGCCGACGAGCCGACAGGAAACCTGGATAGTGAGTCAAGCGAAGAGGTCCTTAGACTACTTAGGGAGTCAGGGGAACGTTACAATCAGACGATTATCATGATTACCCATAGTAGAGAAATTGCAGAAACGGCATCAAGGATTATAAGAATGAGAGATGGTAAAATCGTATGAGTAATGAAAAGAAAATAATCAAAGAAATGGTACAGGGTAATCTGAAGGTGAATAGAAAGAGAAATCTTCTTCTTGTATTGGCAATTACTTTAACTACCATTTTATTTACATCAGTATTGGAAATTGGATTTGGCGGTATGCAATCCATTCAGGAAACACAGTTAAGACTTTCGGGATTGAAAGCAGATGCAGAACTTCGATACTTGAATAAAGAACAGTTTCAGGAAGTTCAAAATTCGGAGTTGTTTGAAAGCGTGGGAGGAAGGATTCCGATTGCATTTCTGGAAGGAGAAACAAAGCGACCTATTGAAATAGACTATCTGGATAAAGGTGGTATGGAAGCTTATTATCTTTCTTTGAAAGAGGGGAAGATGCCAGAAGATGAGAAAGAAGTGCTTTTATCAGAGCAAGCATTGGAAGAATTGGGAATAAAAAAGGAAGTAGGAAGTCTTGTTCCGATGTCTTTTACATTAAGAGGTCAAGCATATAGCTTTGATATGCGATTGGCAGGTTGGTATACGGGAAATCCTAAGGCTGATTTTTTAATTGTATCAGAAACATTTTTAAAACATAATCCTGAAGTGACAAAGAATACTTATGATGATGATAAAGAAGTGTCCGGAACATATTATGCAAGTGTTTGCATGAAGAACACAAAAAATATCGAGCAGAACCTTAAAGAATATGTGAAAAGCCTTGGGGGTCAAACTGAGGATTCTAATGGAAGAGAATATATTCACATAGCAGTGAATTATGTATTATATTCAGAAGATGGAAATACGGGATTGATTCTTTCGATATTCTTTTTTGCAGCTTTATTTATTCTATGTGGATACCTATTGATTTATAATATTTTTGATATAGGTGTTATGCAGGATATTCAGCAATTTGGAATAATGAAAACAATTGGAATGACAGGTAAACAAATCAAAAGATTAATGCGAAGACAGATGCTTTTCTTATCTCTTATCGGTATTCCAATTGGCTTGCTTCTGGGATATGGGCTAGGTGTTCTTTTGCTACCAGTCATTCTGAAAAACTGGGAATATAGTGAGGAAGAACTTACCATTGTGCAATCAGCGCATCCAGCTATTTTTGCTTTAACAATTATTTTTGTATTAATTACAGTATTCTTAAGCATGAGAAGACCTTCTCAAAAAGCGGCTAAGTATTCTGCAATTGAAACAGCAAAATATACAGAGATAAAGAAAAAAACTGCTGAAAAAGATATTCGTTCTATTAGAAACATAGCAAAGAGTAATTTGCAAAGGAATAGGAAAAGAACGACTTTAGTGTTTACTTCACTTATATTAAGTGTTATCTTTGTTAACTCTTTATGGATTATCTCGAATAGTTTTGATGAAGAAAAATATATTAATGCACAAATGCGGAGGGACTATTTGATTGCATCTACAGACACTTTAAATCCGAGTGTTGGATATGTTAGATCTTCGGCAGCATTGAACGAGGATGTCATGGAACAAGTAGAGAAAAATTCTATAGTACGAAATGGTACTAGATTATATAAAAATACAGTAGATAATTCTGACATAAGTTTCGAATGGGGCAATGAAGGAATTGAAATAAAAGAATATATGCCCAATGTAGAAGTTGATGGAGTAATTACAAATGAAGCAATAACAAATTATGGACAGGTAACATTATCAAAGGATGAAAAAGCATTATGTAATGTGTGTGGTATTTCTGAGAATTTTGTTGATAAAATGGAAATTTTAGATGGGGAAAGCAATATTGCCACCATTAAAGAAAAGCTAAAATGCGGGAACTATATTTTGGCTGCTGTTTCTAAAAATACAAAGGGTGGTTATAGTAGTCAGGCCTTAGAGAATTTACCAGATATTGGTGAAATAGTAACGATTTATAAGAATGGAAAACCACTGAAAAAAGCAGAAGTGCTATCACAAATTTTGGTAGTGGATTCAGAACAGATATCAGGAGGTAGTTTAACTGGTGATGATACTATTTTAGGACCTTGGTTTTATTTAGGAGAAGATTTATTTAAAGAATTGTATGGAGAAGGCAATTTAGTGAATTATTCTTTTGACGCAGATGAGAAAGATGCGCCTGCTGTACGGAGAATGTTGAATCAGATTTCACAAGAATTTTCTGATGTTGGATTTGAAACTACAGAGCAAAGGCACTCCGAAATCGAAAATTATAAAGCACTGGTCAGAATACTGTGCGTGTTAATCGGAGGAATTTTAGGTGTGATTGGAATTGTAAATCTTGTGAATATTATTTTTACAAATCTAATTGTGCGAAATCGAGAATTAGCAACATTTAGAAGTATAGGTGCAACAAAGAAACAGTTGCGTGAACTGATTATAAGGGAGAGTATAGGATATGTTTTCTATGCTGCAGTTGGCGGCTTTATACTTGCAACGCTTATTGATATTACTGCAATTAAAGCGATATGTTCTTCTATTTGGCTTTTTACTTTCCAATTTACATTACTTCCGGCAGCCATTGTCATAGTGCTATATTTCATAATAGCTGTTATTGCTTCTGAGGCAGGGATTTATTTTTGGGAAAAGGGAAGTATTACAGAGCGCCTCAGAAATCTGTAGATAAGATGATTTACAGCATAAAAGTGCTGATAAACCAAAATATAAGTGAAAGGAGGCGGATAATATGTTAGAACTTGAAAAGAGAATGCAGGAAGAGCCTTTTGATGTAGAGGTTCAGTATTGTGATCCAGATGATTGTGCTCATGATTGTTTAACAGCACCTGGACATTGTAACACACATTTTACTTCAATGTTATAAGGAGGAACGTAACCATGAAAGAATTAGAAAAGAAAATTCAGGAATTAGGATTCGACGTAGAAACCCAGTATTGCGATCCGAGTGATTGCTATCATGACTGCTACGGTGAAGGCGTTAACAATTGTGATGCACATTTTACAGAAATTTGGTAAGACTGGAGGAACACTATATGGAAAAAATGGAGAAAAAAATCCAGGAAGTTGCATTTGATGTCGAAGTTCAGTATTGTGATCCAAGTGATTGTTATCACGATTGCAAACATGAAGGTGTCAATAACTGTGATGCCGATATGACAACAATCTGGTAAAAATTGACAAATTACAGAAAGTGGTTCTTGTTTTTAACACTAAAACCTCAAAATTTACGTTAATAGAAACCTCGCTAAATTAGGTTTCAAATCATAAATAGTTGGTCATGTGGCATCATAATGATTTAA